ACTTTAAATTTAATAAATGCTTCTACATATTCAGCTATACTATAATTATCAGGAACTAATTGATTACCTATATCATCATATTCTGTAGCATAAAATAATAAATGCACTACACCGTTTCTGAAGTTAGTTACAAATTTGTTATCTCTAATATCAAACGAATCATAAGAAGCAGATCCAGGAGTAAACTCACGAACTGGTGGAGCAAAGTTGTTCCAGTCACTTCTATAATTTACATCACATTGTTTTCTAGTAGATATATTTCCTGGTTTTAATAAATAGCTATGTCTATATGATCTAGCTATTTCATTGTTTGTTTTGTATACAGCTTGAACTAATTCAGGCATACACGTACCATCACAACTTGGATGTTGACACTCAGGGTTATTACAAGGTGTACCTCCTATTGTTAGGGGTGATACTTGAATAGTTGTTGCATTTGCTGCCTGAGAATAAAAAGAAGAAGCTGCAGGGTATGGATTACCTGGTATCGATGCACACATCCAAGCTTCCCTAACTGCATGAAAGTTATCTGGTAATCTTGCCTCAAAGTCTTCTATAAACAAAACTTGTTCACTAATTACGTAAGTGGTTCTTCCTAACTTTTTTAAACACTTGTCTAAATATGTAGGGAACAACAAATCATCCACTGCACCAGTATCAAAGTAACTTTTAAGTTCTTCTTTTACAGTTGCATATAGAGGCTCTGGTGAGACGAAATTGTATTTATAATAGTATGACATAGCTTATTTTTTCCATTCGTTGTATGTATGTTGGTACTTTTTATCGGTCTTTATATAGTGGGAGAGTAATCTTGATGTGTCTCTAGATGGTTTAAAATACCAAAGATCTGCATTTCTAAATCTTGCAGATTCTTTAAACCATAACCACCCAAAAAAATATCCTTCAGTGTGATAATTAAAGTTGTATATAACTTTACCTTTCTCTTTAGTTTTTTGCCAATCAATAGGAAGATTAATAAATTCTTTTCCTCCTACTCCTTTAACCTTTCTTCTTTTCTTTTTGTTTATAGAAAAGTCTCCAAAACCACAGGGAAGTTTTTCTTTTTCACCTGTTTCTAATATGTGATGTTTAAAAGAGTCATTAAATGCATAAAGTATATTTCTCCACTCATCAAAGTTTAAATTTACAAGTGGATTCTTTTTACAAAAATCATTGTAATTATCTTTACTCGCACTTCTCCAATCAACAGAGACTCTAGACATCTATATAGTTTTTAATTCGTAGGTTGAGCATTTGGTGCCTGTCCATCTATACCTTCATTACTCATATCAGTCTTAATTTGAAAGTATGTAGATAATAGTTTTGTAGATGTCATAGCTAACACTTGTTGCTGTAAGTACCCTGGTAATGCATATTCTTTATCTAAAGGGTTCTTACAATACTCTTCATCTGTATACTCAGGACTTCCACAATCACAATCTGGATACATTATTTCATTAGGTATGTCTTCTTCAAATAATGCAGCCATTCTTACTAACTTTAGCAATGGGTTACTAATATACATATATCCATTAGATATCCAGAAGTAACTTTGCTTTTTAATTATTGGTAACTTTAATAAATTTAAGTATCTATTTATTGTTATCTCTTTTAATTTAGTACCTTTTCCTCCCATAGCATTTATAGAATATACACCTTGAATTACATATTGGTAATTCCCTTCAGACATTCTTGGAAGTTTATATTTTGTTCTTGCAACTGTACACTCATCAGCAAACTCACAGCATTCAGATATAGGTACTTCAACCATTTCCAAACAAGGAATAGTGGTAAATAAAGTATCACTGGCCCAGAGTTTTCTTATATTAGTTTCTCTTTTAATTAAAGTCAATGCGTTAACTCTAACTTCAGATGCTATTGCTCTATCAGTTATAAGCGCATCAGTAGATAAGATCTTATGTGTAGATCTTATATCTGAAACTAATTTTCTCAATGTTGCCATAATTATATTCTTTCTTCAAATTCAGCCACCTTGCCTACTTTAAAATCATAAACTAGAGCTAGGGCAGCTCGTACACTATGTACAAAATTATTATCTTTATGCCACCTATCTGTTCCAGATAAACTAGGCATTTGTTGTATCCTCACCCCTTTTATTTCTTTAGCCATATAGTGATGTTTATCACCTGTATGAACTTCTCTATATGTAGCATCACCAAACCATTTACTATACTTTGGATGTGTTGCAAATAATAAAGGTAACGCCTCTATTTTACAGTTACCGTGATGGAAGCCAATAAATGTGCTACCTATTACAGTTGCTTTTACTAAGCCTTCTTCTCTATCAAAAAATACATCTGGCTCATCTTGAAAGTATACCTCTAATGCATGTGCTAAATAAAATGATTTAGTTCTATCATGATTACCTTGAACCAATATTACTTGAACATCTATAGAGTTTGACTTTAACATCTTAATAGTATCTACAAGAATAGCAAATCCTAATTCATACTCACTGGCATAATCTAATATGACATCTTGAGGAGTTCCGTTTGTTGTTTGGTTTTGATAATTATCTGTATGAAAAAAATCATTTGATATAGGAAAGACCACTCTATTTATATCATATACGGACTTAACTTTGTGTATTAGTTTTTTAGCTACATTAATAAATCTAACAGCTCTAGTTCCAGGATCATTATCACCATCTACATATCTTTTTGCTAAATGAAAATCTGAAAGGGATAACTCAATATCTATAAGATCTTTATTTTTATTTCTTTCTGGTGCAAGTATTGGAACGTAACTTGACTTATAGTTTTCTAAGAACTGTTTAAAGTCTTCTGGTGTGTAATCTTTAGGTTGCTTTCTTTTAGAAAATACCGAAGATGTAAACTTTCCACTAGGGAGTAATTTAGACCAGTAATTTGTAATTATATATTTAGTTAAATCTATTTTATGAAGTGCTGCTAAATCTAATTCATTCTTTGGTTCAAAGTCTAAAGTAACAGTACTCTCTAATGTACCTTTTTCATTATTTACTTTTTTTATAAATTCAACTTCTTCACTAAGTTTACCTGCATCTTTTATAAATGTTTCTGCTGAGTCTTTATTCTCTTTTTTTATATCCTTTATAAGTTCATTTACTTCATCTTCTGTAATTTGCAACTTCTCAGCATAAAACTTTTTACTTTTCTTCCAAGCTAACATTGACTTTAACTGTATGAGTAAATCTTCAGAGTGTGACATAGGGTGTGGGTTTAGTTAAATATGGTAAAGATATGGAATTTATTTTGGATATTACAAATAAATTTACTAAGGATGGTTATTCTTTATAACTAATTTGGTTATAAATAAAAAACTCCCAGGGCTATTACACCCCAGGAGAAGCCTTGTAAAACCAACAAAACAAGACTTTTTATTATTGAGGATCTACTATTATTTCTACAGATGTTTTACAACTTCCAAAAGATACTACTCTAATAATATTTGTATCATCAGGTACTTTATCTGTTGGGTATCCTGATAGTAACTGTGTTCTAGTTATGTTTTGTTCAAAGGGTGCTGTAAACTCATTTACATCTGAGTATATGTAAAAAGGTCCTGTATCTACACCTAGTGTTCCAAATTGTATTGCTCCTGTCATCTTTTATGTTATTATTGCTTGTTCAAAATTACTACATGCAAGGTTTGAATTTTGAACCCTAATCGAAGTAGTTCCAGAAGGAAGAGGTGTTAGATATCCAAAGGGGGATGTCAATATTGCTATTGAAACACCTGTTGCAAAAGGTGTTACAAAACTATCTGCATTTGAATAAATATCCACAGGTCCAGAACATACTCCTGCTGAGGTTAATCTAATTATTGCATTTGCTGCCATATTATTATTTTATTTAAAAACACAATGCTATATTAGAAAGTATATATCCATTACTATCTACTCTAGCACTGTATCTTGATGAGTTTGTATTAAGTTGTATTTTATAATACTGTCCATTACCTACAAATGGATTATTTCCTAAAGAGTCATTAAATATTCTATCACCTACACTAATATTGTTTATTGCTGCATGCTGTATATAACAAGTAGAATCTAGAAGTAAAGAACAATCACTAGTTATAGGAGAAGTATTACTAGATATTGCTCCTGGATCAATAGTACCACTACTAGGTGTAGTACTTGTTGTTGTAGTCACTGGTACTATATAAGTTGCAGTAAGGCCATTTAAGCTACAATCACATGTGGTGGTTGTAGTAGTAGTACTACTTGTACTAGATGTAGTTGTTGTACTTGTACTTGAAGAACTTGTAGTAGTAGTTGTTGATGGAACTACTATTACACTATCAAATACAAAGAGTTGATTAGCTGGTTCCATTACATAAGATTGAAAGAATGGAGTTATCAATTCATCAGTACAAGGATTGCATATATCATTTGGTTGATAAAGAACTCCATTTTGTGCTATCTTATTTCCAAACTCATGAGATCCTGATTTTAAGTTACTCACAGTTGCCTGTACAATAGCTCCAGCTTGAATAAGTAATTGACCAGATTGTGTAGTATTACCTACACTTATTGTAGAATCTACAACAGGTAGTCCGTCTACAAATAGTTTAAGATTTACAGTTCCTATAGTTGTTGGCGTATTAGTCTGTAATACCCAATCAAATTTATAAGGAGGAGGAAGTGTTGTAGAAGTTGTTGTTGTTGAACTAGTTGATGTAGTAGTAGATGTACTACTAGTACTTGTAGTTGTTGTACTACTAGATGATGTTGTTGTAGTAGTTGGGCAATTAGTTGGTATGTCAATACAATTTTCACAGTTACCTACAGAGCAAACTCTAATAATAGTTGCACCTAGAGGAAGTTCTACAACATAACCAGACTCTAATTCTGTAGCTGGTACTTGTGTCTCGAAAGGAGAAGTATACCCATCTGCATCTGAAAATAAATCAAATGGTCCAGCAATGCCAGACGGAGGGATAGTTATGGTTATTTGTATTAACATATCTTATAGTGTTGTGTTTGTTTTATTGTAATAAAATATCTACGTAATTAATGCACATCCCATTAGCTTTAACTCTCACTGTAGTTGAGTAATCTGGTACAACAGAGCTAGTGTATCCACTTAATAATAATGTTCTAGACACACCTGTTTCAAAAGGAATATCAAAATTATCTTTATTTGAATACAACTCAAAGTTATCAGCATTGATGCCTGCAGTAGTTAATGTTAAAAGTACAGTCATAATTATGAACAGCAGTTATTGTTAATGTTTGTTATTTGGTTATTTATATCAATTATTTGTGCTTTCATTGCAGCAATTTCTTGAGTATTTGTAACTTGTTGAACTTGTAATGCACAAAGAAGTTGATCAATTTTAGATAATGCAACATTTAATGTGTCACATGCTTCTATATTTGTGCATGGAGTTGTAGGTCCATCATACACAACTGTGCTTGATAAAGGACCTTTTGTTCCACAAGAGTTTGATGAGCAGTTGCAATTTGAAGTACATCCACAAGGACTATTTAGAACTACATCAGTGCAGCAAGGGTTTACAGGTAAGTATGCCATTTTGTTTTATTTTAAGGTATGTAAATTATATAATATGCTCCATATCCAGGTTGCCAGTTGCTATGACCTTGTCCACCACCTGTATCTGCTAGTGATACACCAACATTTAAAGTTTGAGTAACTTCACTCGTTAATCCATTTGTAGCTGGAGATGATGTTCCTCTTAGTGCGTATCCTAAATTACCACCAGTTGAATAAGATTGTCTTACTTGTTGGTCAGGTTGAACTGGATCTTGAGTGTTAGCAGTACCCATTGAAACCATCTTGTGAGTATGACTTGCTGGAGAAAGACTAGAAGTTACAGTTGAAGCATGTGTATGTGGAGGTATTTGAGACGTTGTTAATGTTGCTCTGTAATCTCCACTAGTAGTACCTAAACTCCATTCTGGAACTTGTCCAAGAACTGGAACTACAGCTGGATCAAGACCACCTCCTCCAGGCATTCCAGTAGTAGACGCTACAACAACTCTTCCCCTAAGGTCTGGAGTTCCATTAGCACCATTACATAAAAATATTCTATCCCATTCACCTATACCAGCACCTGATCCATCAAAATTACCTAAACTTCCAAAGTAAGGGGTAGCAGAAAACGGAACCATTCTGTTGTTAATTGCAGTTTGTTGTGGGTTACCATTTAAATAGTTTTCAATGTACGTATTTATATCTGAAATTGCAACAAAAGTATTATTTGCATATGTGATAAAATTATTTAATTGAGTTTGTAGATTACACACATAATCTATAACAGCTTGAAGAACAGCCTGAGTATCTGTACTTGTAGCATTAGGATCATCAGTGATACCTGGAACACTAAGACATCTTAGTATATATGGCTCACTAGGTATGTCTTCTTGAATAACACCTATAGTTGCTTCCACTTGACACAATGATTGAATTATAGCCTCTAAATAATTATTTAAAGATAGGGGATTACAATCATCTAAATTACTTTCAACAGTTGGACATATTATTGCTGGTGGAATTACAGGAAATATTCCTGTTCCATCAAGAGTTGATGATAAATAAGTTATTAGAGATTGTTCTACAAACGATAGAGAGTCTCCATGTTTTATTCCTAAGACAGGGACATCTACCCCTGTATATTTAACGCATTTGTCTGAAGATACTTCAGTACATCCGTTATAGCAATTTGAGCAGTTATTTGACATGATATTTTATATTTTTAAGGTGTTGGTATACAAGGGTTATTTAATGTATTAGTTAATCCTGCTTGGTAATGTAACTTACCGTTACAGAGTTTAGTTCTTTGGTCACTTCCTCCAATTTCTGTTACATACGCTATAGTATCTTTTTTAACAGTATATTGATTTACAGCTGCAGCATCCCACCATTCAACTCCTAGCTGTTCAGCAATTCTATCTATTCTACAAAGATAAAATACTGTACTACATGAATTTACGCCTACTTGACCACTACAACATTCATTACCTTGGTCTGCTACAGGCATTGTTCCTATAATACAGTTACCAGCAAAAAGTAGGCCTATTAATTTCTTAACACTACCAAATTCAGCATATACAGCAGAACCTGAGTCTCCTTGCAAACCTGGGTTAAAGCATCCTGGTTGTTGAGATGTACTATCATCATCACTTGGTCGAATTACAGCAATGATGTCATTATAGCCTACAGGCCCAAGAGCAGTACCTACATTTGGTAAATTTATTGAGCTTCCATATACTCTTAGAAAACCACAGATTCCTTTACCTCTAGCTCCTGAAGTTCTTCCTGATGACCAAACATCTGGATTTGTATTAAATATATCATCTAACTCAGCTGTTGTAGCAAACGGAGGATTTTGATTAGTTATTACACTTTCAAGACCTATAGGTTGCCATGATGCATATTGTTGTGACGAAGGTACACTTTCAGTCTCAATATCTTGAAAGTTTACAGAATATATTGCAGCATCCACTTGATTAACAAACCCTGTACTAGCTAAGTGAATTGGAGCATATCTTAAACTTATTCCTACTTCATTAACAGGTTGAATCTGACCAACTGCTTCTGTACCTTGATATATTCTATTTATTGGATCATAATCGTTTTCTACATTAAGGGCAGCTAAGTTTCTATCGCTTGTGTATGTAGGATTTTCTATAGTTACGTGATTATTAGTAAGTGCTACTATAGCTCCTGATGCTATATCTTGTACAAATGTTCCTAATGTACCAACAGAAGGAGTATTGTTTATAGAAGTCATTGTTACTCCTCCTCTTAGAGGTCTAGTAAATTGTCTGTTAGTAAATTGTCCAGAGTTAGATCCATTCCACCCTCCACAAGCTGTACAACTAAAAAGTTGAACTGGAGACTGTTGTATTATATCTATCTTAATAACTGTATCACCTACAGTAACTTCACTTGGTATCATTTCATCAGAAGATAACTCTTCAATTGGTTTCTTTTCAGTAACTCCAATTACAATAGCAGAATCTCCTGTAACTTTACCAGCAGAAACCTTTTGACCTAGTCCAACAGAAACAATAGTAGTGTTACCTTTTGCAAAGGTTTTTGCTACATCATCTATTTTATCTTTTATTTCTTTTGTTAGTTTCATATTTTATTGATTTATTTCTGATTCAAACCATGTCCAAATTGTCTTAGGTCCTGATGGGTTAGGAGTAGTACTACTAGTTGTTGTGGTTGTTATACTAGGATCAATAAATCCATCACTTATTCTACATCCAGGTATTTGACTTGCTCCACCAGCTGGATCAGGTGTACCAGGAGCATTAGGTACTAAGTCAGTCCATGCATATGGAGGCTCTAGATCTACTGTAGCCCATCTAGAACCACCTACATAAAGTTTTCCGTTAAATAAAGCAATAGCTGCTGCTCCTGCAATCTGAACCCCAAAGTCTTCAGCTCTTGTACTTACCTCTAAAACTCCTGTTTCATAATCATATTGTTGAACTGCAAGATGACCAGTTATAAAATTATTATCAACGTAGGGATCTATCCACCCTACAATTATTACTTTATTTGGTGTTACACCATCTTCTTTATATGTAATTAGTAAATCTGATGCATTACCAGCATTGTTAACACCTGCTCCAGCAAGTGCAAACTTTTCTACAGTAATCATTTCTGTACCATTTTCAGGGAACGTACACTCTAGGAATCTAGTATCATATAAAGGATCAAAACCACCACTTGTTGTACTTACAGTTAAACCTATTGTGTTATCATTTATTACTTCAATGTTTGGAATAAAACCGTTATTGAACTGATCCCAGACAGGAGGTAATACATATCTTACCTCATCCCATTCTAAATTGGTAGGAACCTCAGCTTCATTAACATAATTATATTTTATAAAACACTGATCTGTAGGAGGTGCTGCTGGATTTTGATAGTTAAAGTTAGCTGATACTACAAGTATATTATTACCTATACCAATATCGCCAGAAGCAAAACCTTCACCTGGTGGAGGTCCTACTTCTGTAATTGTACCTGTTGTTCTATTCCATACCTTAATTGGCTGATAAGAAGTCTGTGCTACTGGAACATTTGGTGGAGCTACACAACGTCCTGCTTCTTCAGGATCAGAACAAGTCAATCCTCCATAGGTTATGTATACCATATTATAGCAATTTAAAGGACGACATCCTAAAAATAATTTTCCACCAGTTGGTGCATTACCATATATAGTCATAGATGTATAGTTAGCAAGACTAGTAACTTTAAACTCCCCATCCCCAGAATTGTTTGTAACAGGATTACCAGGCAAATTAGGATTTACCATCCCACCCCATAGTTTATTACCATCAACTTGAACTAAACATCCGTCATTTATAGAAAGTGTTGGAGTTCCACCATTAGTTTCTACATAATATACATCTCCAGATGTACCAATTGCATTACTATTTAGAACACTAGCTCTAATTGGAATATCATTAACTGCTACAGGGAAATCAATTGTAATACTAAAGTCAAAACCTTGAACAGCTAAAAGTACATCTTCTCCCTCAGAATCAGGTGCTCTAAGTCCACTACATCCTAAGAAACCACCATCTGTATTGCTTACAAACCAAGCACCTAAGTCATTAGATAAACTTGCTGTACACGTCATTCCAAAGTAAGTAAATGTCTGAGGCCCTAGGTAATTATTATTAGAACTATCATACAAACCATCAAATAGGTTAGGGAAATAAGTAAGACCACAATTAGGGTCAGGATCACCTGATATAAAACTAATGTTAGAACAGTTTGTAGCTGAACTTAACCAGTCATTTGAACTATTTACAAAAGTATTGGATGTTAAGTTGTTAGGAATTGATTGATTTACTGTGTATACCTCTAAAGTTTCTGGTTGTAAAATTTGTGCTAATCCATTTACACCCCAGAAAGGTACACCTTTAGCTCCATTATAACTTTCTGAAAATTCTGGCAATCCATAATCTTGAAGTAATATTTTAGGTATAACCTGATTGTTTATACTAAATTCAGGACTAGATGGAGTTACAGGGAATACGACTAAATAATTACCTACTGCATATTGCTGACCCCCTCCACTAGGAGTAAGATCAACTCTATATCCTAATATAAGTTGTCCTGAATTTGTATAAGTAAGATTACTCAACTTACTTGCATTGCTTACTCCAGTAGCTGCCCACTTAGAAGATATATCATTTGAGGAAATTGTAATGTTTCCTACAGCTGCAATACTAAATTCAGAAAGATACATTGAACCATTACCACCAGTACCTTCTGATGGTGCTGGAGCATATTTATTACCTGTTCCAACAATAAGTGTATTATTATCTATTGCAGTCATAGCCCATACAGAAGTTCCTCCCAGATTATGTGCATAAGTCTGTCCCATAGGAACTGTTATCTCTCTTACATAAGTTAATGTAGGAGCATTTGGTGTAGTTCCATCTATGTTCCACTCTCTAATGTATACCTTATCATCATTATCATTTGTTGGATTAGAACCTTGATCAACTATACTAGCTAACCATAGTTTATCTTCTGTAGCACAAATAGGTCTTTCAATACCCACTGTCTCAGTAAAGTCATTGGGAACTAATACAGTTGTACTTGTGTTAGTATTAAAGTTATATACAGCTACACTTCCTGAATTACCACCATCAGTAGACCATAAACACGGTATACCAAATGGATCTGGGAAGTAACTAGTCGTAGTGGTTGTTGTAGGAGGAGGTGTGGTAGTAGTTGTTGTTGTAATATTACAAAGTATCTCTCCAGCAAAATCACAATTTGGTGTAGCACAAGTATAAATATCTGTTTCAGTATTTAAACAAAGACCACTTAAGTCATCCAATCTAACAACAGTAGTTCCTGCAGGTGCATTAACCTGAAATCCAGCTAATAAAGCTGCTTTAGATATGCCTTGTGCAAACGGTGTAGCAAAATTAGTTGCGTCAGAATATAGGTCAAAAGGACCTGTTTCATTACCTGCAAAACTTAATGTTATTATTATTGTCATCTCTATCTATAATTTTTGATTTTACTAAACTCCATACCCAAAGGCTATTAATGCATTTCTTATTTCATCATACCAGTATTGTTGTGGGTTAGCAGGACTATTATTTAGATCCGCTGACCATGCAAATCTTGCAGGACTTGTGCTTGGAAAGTTTTGTAATGTAATACTATAAGCACTAGCAGGTTTGCTAGCAGGTTGTGCAGGTTGTCCTGCATTATAACTTGTAAGGACATCTGCACCATTAATTCCTGCATTAAGAAGTCCAGTAGGTGAAACTAGAGGCTTTATTGTTGAGAAAGTGTAACTAGATGTAGCTTTTGGATGGAAAAACTTAGCTCTATATATATCAGTGTTTCCTGCTGCAGTTTCTATATCCTCAACAAAATTTCTTACATTTTGTATGTCCTCTTTTATTCTTGCATTTGTAAGAACATCTCTATTTTTCCATGAATTCCCTGCTGCTGGAAAGTCTCCATCCATATTATATCCTATTCCTGATTCATCACCAAAGGCCATAATTACTATATTATCTGCATTAGGGAAATATCCTGCTCCATCTATAGTGCCTCCTAAGCCTTTATTTGAAAGCATTGAAATTTGTCTTTCTTCACCACTATGACACCAGTACACACGAGCTTCAAACTCATCACTACCGTTAGTAGCTCTGTCTGTATTTCCACTTGCTTCAGTTCCTCCTGTTGCATAGAAATCTTGAAGTAAGTTTCTTAAATTAGATGTGTTTACATAATCAGCAGATTTCTGAGCATCTGTTAGATTAAAAGTAACAACACCACTAGGTCCAATGTCTGCAGTTAATGCAACAGAGATTCCACCACTATCCAAAAGATCAAAAGTAGGTTGATTAGTAGAAGGATCAAATCCTGAAAATTCAACAAAAGTTCCTGAAGGTATTGAAGGGTGTATAGCTTCCATACCATCTACAATACATAAAAATGCTTTACTTGCTGTATCACCGACACCACCTTGCTGTTCAGTAACTCTAATATTTGCATTAGTAGATGAAGCTAAACTAATCTTCTCTTGCCCTACTGATTGAGTTCCTGAGACTGTAGATTTTACACCTGTAACACTAGCTATCTGTGCTGTCACTGCTATTGTATCATCCATAGAACCTGAAGTATCACTCCAGAAAGTAAAGTATGAGTTCCCTGTAACTGGTATATCTGGATCAACAGGACCACAGTCTCCTGCTGCAGTAACTAAAACTGAATCACCAGCTGCCTCATCAAAAACTGAAAGTATTGCTGAATTATCAACACCTTCTTGATTTATTTTTGAAAATTGGAAAGCTTTTTGGGTATCTAACGTTCCAGCATTTGTATGAAAATAACCATGATTAACATCAGTAAAACCGATACCACCACTCTCTAGTCTATATGTCATTGGATAATCTACTCCTCCTATATTAAATACTACACTATAAGGAACATCTGGAACTTGAGTCCAATTTGTATAACCTGTAGTATTAACAGATGGGCCTGCAAATTCAACAAACTTTGACACCTTTAATGATTCTTGACCAACAGTTGGAATTGGTGCACCTCCAGGACCACGCCATACAACTTGCTGTATCATACCACTTGCATAATTAAACTGCAAGCATCCAACTAAACTATCAGATGTTGTTGTTGTAGTTGTAGTCTGAGGGGTACCTAAAGAGTTAACGTTACATTGTAATGAAGAATGGAATGGTTGTATTACATAATCAAGCCCATTGTCCCATACTAAAGTTAATGCATATGTAGTTAAATTAACTTCATACACTTTATCTTCTGCAACAAATGAACCTCCTCCTTCTTCTGATAAGTATAATTTACCCCCATCTTGGAATAAATTTACTTGAGAATTTGGATCTATCTCTGATAACACTTGACTAACTTCTAGTGCACCATCTGGATATGAGTATTGTTTTAGTATAGAATCTCCAGTAGAAGATCCATTTGAATTAATTACAGTTATTATTTTATTATCTAATGTGTACATTAAACATTTAGAAAATAAATCAAATGAAAATACTAAAGCAACATCATTAGAATCTACAATATCATCAGTTATATTTAAGGAAACTAAATCAGCAGTTTGTGAACTGAATGATACAGTCGTTAGTAAAAAATTATTTGATACTGGAGCTAAATGTACCCAGCGAGTAGATTGAGTTGGTCCAGTACCTCCAAGTGCATCATCTTTAAATACTATAGTTCTATTTCTAGTAAGTACATTTTCTACAGCTGAAGGAATCCACTCTACAATTTCTGTATACATGTCACCCTTCCACAACCTTGTGTTAGTGTGGGCATTTGCAAAGAAATCTCCATACTCATTATTGTTAAGTATAACTGCAGTGGTAGTATTATTACTCACATTGTATATAAAATCTTGACTACTATTAGAGTACATAACACAGCTTAATTCATAGGTAGATACTAATTCAAAACATCCTTCCACTCTACAATCTGGGAAGATTGAAGTTGTAGTAGTTGTAGTACTAGATGTACTTGTACTTGTAGTTGTACTTGTACTTGTACTCGATGTACTTGTTGTTGTTGTACTTGGGTTTGGTACCACAGTTACACAACATGTAGTGATTTCACACACTGTAGGTTCGTTACATCTACTAACACAACCAGATGTTAATCTAATTACTTTACCAGCAATATCATTAACACAAACTGATCCTGCATAATTAGGATTACAATACTTAAATGTTAATATACGTTTATACGCTATCAACTGAGTAATCGTGTAAGCAGGTACATCACGACCTAACATAAATACAACATTGTTATACATGTTATTGCCAAGCTCTGCAAGCTTACAATCTATACTCTTAAGTAAATCAGGAATCTTGTGACAATCCTGACAATTTGTTAATCTAGGTGTTAACATAATAATTGGTGGTGTTTATTTTCCTTTATTTGAATTACCATTACAGTGAGCGCACATACCGTTTGTTAACTGGCATCCACATCCCACTTTTGAACCACAATTTGCACACTGAGCCATATTATCTAAAGTTTAATACGTAATTGTTTCCTGAACAACCACAGTTGGATTTTGAAAATGTATCAAGCATATTATCTGCTTGGTTATATAACTTAAGAGCTTCTACCTCTGCACAATTATTAGCTGCAGCAAGAGCTCCTTGTATAAAAAAGTTTATTGTATTCAAGTTTATACTAGCTTGAGTTTTAAGTGCCATATCACACTCCATCATATCAAGCTGCAAAAACGCATTGTCAAACTTCTCTTGTAGTCTGTCAATACGCATTATAGTCTTCTCCACAAAATTTAAGTATGCTGGAGCAACTGAATATTTTAGATGGTATATACCATCAGGTAATTTTTGTTGGCACCCTGCTTCAGTTATTCCTAAAGTGTCAGAGCCAAATATATTTGTATCTAGTGGTACAAAAGGTAGAATCTTTTTACCAAAGTTTGGTACCTCTATCTCAATAGTAGGTGCTGATATCAGAGGTGGGCTATCTGGATAGATAGACGCATCTGTAATAGCAAGTATATTGACACTATAACTAGGAGGAACTATTATATCTAATTGTAGATTAGCTGCCATATTATTATTTTAAAAAAAATGCCAGAGGATATGAGATAATCCTCTCACCTCTGACATAGGTTTGTTATTGTTTATTTTGCCTACAGCTCTTAATGCTTATGAAGCAGCAGTAGTAGTTGTAGTAGTTGTAATACAAGTGTTGTTAGAAACAACAGTTCCTAAAGCAGCTTCTAGTATTGGCTCTATAAGAGCAGCAATACCACTAGTGGTAGCATTAGGTACAGCAAGAATTACAGTGCTATCTTGGTGAATATAGTCACCCCACTGATAAGCAGACTTATCTAATTCATTGAATCGGATATAGTAGCTATCGTAGATAGTTCCAGCAGTTACATAAGACTCAAAGTTCTCATTGTATCCACCCATTCTATATAGAGATTTTAAATATCCAGCTTGGTAGCTATAGAAGTTTTTCTCTAATTGTTTAAATTCATCAGCAGTTCCTGATGGATAGTTTGAAGTTTGTGTTACTGTAGCTTTTGCAACAATATTACAAGCATCAGCAACAATAAAATCAGCAGTTGTAGCAGGTCCATCGTATACAAAAGTACTAAAGTACATTCTGTCATATTCCCATGGGAAAGCAGCAACATCACAAGGCTGTCCATACTTAGTTAATGGCTTACCTTGTATTCTAAGGATAGTTCCACCAACATTTTCAAAAGTAAAGAAGCTTTTAAAAGATACGTTATCTGGATTATCTCCAGGAGCGCTTTGATTTAATTTAACAATGATTGAGTTAATTAATGCATTTACATCTACATCAGTACATACATCACCACCACATTCACAACATGGAGCGTTTACAGTTACTGAACGAGTAAATCCATTGAAGTAAAGAGTATCAATGTAAGATGAGTGAGCACGTAATGTTAAAGTTACGATTTCACCACATTGTACTTTGAAGTCAGTTACATCAGTAATTTGATTTGATACATCGGAACATCCTGTTACTTTGTACCATTCTGTTACATTTGAATTGCAGGCTGCTCCAGCTGTTGGACATCCTTTAATTTTGTCAGACCTCTTTGATCCTTGAAGATAGGTATTTTCTCTACCTTGTGCTACATAGAAGTAAGGAGATGCTGCAATGTTTGCAGCAGTTGCAAGAGCGTAATCACTCTTGAAAAATCCTACAGTACCTGCAGTAAGATCTTGAGTTGAACCAGAACTAGGGAGTGCGGTTTGCCCCACTGGCACCACGAATAACGTGGTTAATGAAAAATCAGACATATTTTATGATTTAAAGTTAATATTAATTATTATTATTATTCATTTGTTTGTATTCTAAACTGTGCGCTTTGTACGGCTGCACTGTTTTCTGTGTACATTGCAAGATTTTGAACAGTTAAATCTAGAAGTTCATCTTCTAAATATAGTTCAAGCTCACAGTTTTGATTAGTTGATGGTGTACCATCCATCATGATATAACCCACCTTGTTAATATAGACAGGATATCTCATATACATTATGTAAATATCATTGGGAGTAAATGTACCATCAGTATATATACTCATGGAGTTAGAAGATATAGCGTTTAAAGTTTCTTGATACTCAAAGCTTGGCTTGTAGTGATCATTATTAAGTAACACAGATAAATCTCCGTGCTTACTTAAGTCCTGGTTAATCCATATCTTACGATCTTTACATCTACCTTTATTTGCTAAAACATAACTGTCTACATAAAACATATATTTAGGTTTTAGTACAGTTAGGTCAGCATCCCATTGATGTAATTCTTTGTTAGTTTCCACTAACGGTAATGGTTGATTAGTAAAATCTATAACTAAATTTTGTAAATCTTCATACCTTTTTTTAAAAGCATCATAACCTAATCGGTTAGCAACACTAAAACCATCAACTTTTTGTTTTATCAACTTAATCTGAGCTTCATTCAAAGCTAAGATTTTGTCTTCTAATTGAATTTGTTGATGCTCGTTAGTTGATAGTTTATTTAGTTTTTGGTCTATTTTGTACAATAAACTATCTACTGGTATCATATATTATTATGTTTATAAAACTAGCCTCTTAAATAGAAGCTAGCTTTTTACCTTTTAACTTTCCTTCTAATATTAATAACTCATCTTGGTTATCTTCATCAGCTAAGAATCTGATTAAATCATCTTCTTCTTTTGCTATCTCATAATCACCTTCAAATATTCTTCCATTAGGTTTAACTCTATAGATAGAATGTTGAATAGCTTGTTTAACTAAATCTTTAATATGGAGTAAATTTTCTTGCATATCAGCAAATCTGCTAAATACTTCTACAGGACTTAATCCTTTAAAGTTACCAGTCTTCATTTCTGACTGCTTTAACATGTTATCTACTTGATTGTAAACAACTTCTTCTTTTGAATCATCTGATACAGGAAGACCTAGAAGTCTTGCAACTTTCTTCTTCTTCTCAGGACTCATTGAATCAAACTTGATAATAGCTTTATTGATTAATTGCTTTCTCTTATAAACGATTGCATTTTCAATATCATCATTAACAACATAAAATTGTGTGTCAGCAGGAAATTCTCCTCTTTCCCAAGCTTGGTAAGAAGATGCAATAGTTGGATGAACTCTTAACCAAGCAAATGCTAATTCTTGCATCGTTAGGTTTAAGTCATAATAATTATCTCCATCTAACAACTTAACAGGTTGTACGTGCAATTCATCATTTGTTCCAGTGGACAATCCATAGTTCCAAAATTTAGCTCTTGGTCCTAAATCAATATCTCCCAAAGCAGCCTGTAGTTTATCTTTAAGATTATTTACACGCTCAAGTTCTAACTCTCTTTCAGTTGGATCTTGAATTCTTTTGATATATCCAGCATCAGGATCTATCCCTGTTCTATATTTACCATCTAACTCTTTGTAAGGATATTTAAAAACTCCTGTTCCAGGAATTCTTGTCATACCTTGCTGAGCAAGATTACTATCCATAGTTTGCAACTGCGAACTGTTATATTGTCTCTTTATAGTAGAGATCTTTCCTAATTTACCCATAATGTAGTTATTAATTTTTGGTTTTATTTTATTCTTGTTGAGTACTCTGATTGAACAGATAGGAACTTAATCCAGTACTCAGTTGAGAAAGTTGCCCCCTCTGAGGAGGGACAGTGTGGGACGAGGGGACACTTCTCGGAAAAATGACTTATCTTGGTACGCTCGACTGAGAAATCCTCAATCCGTTAAAGCGTGATAAGTACTATTATTATTTCTAGAATTGTGGAATCTCTTCGATCAATACAGTTCTAGATAAGTCCTCAATGAATACATCACAACGATCTTTCATCCATAGTTCGTATCCTGGGAATTTATTAGCAGAGCTCATACCTTGAGATTTTGCAAATCCTAAGTGATGACGAGTTCCATCAATATAACCCCAAGTCATAGAAGGTGCACCCTTCATACGTACTTCACGAATGTTGTTGATCATTGATCCATCAGATGATGGAGATACATCAAACACCATAAATGTAGGAGTAGACTTTTTGTTTTGTCCAAATTCTAAGTTAGTTTGTGGTAAATCTAACTCTCTTAAGTGAACAAGTTCTACACGTCCAGTCTCTCTTGTTACCATTGCATCAAATGCAAAGTTATAAGTAATAGACTGTCCTTCACCTTGCATATATCTGTTTCCAGAATCTGCCATGAACGTAAGACCTGAATTTAATGCATCATTCTTAAGAGCTTGTTGGAATACATCGAATCCAGCCTCATTAGTATACATTTTAACTCTACGATCTTTTACATCCACTCTTCTGTAGAACAAATCTCCAAATACTGAACGAATCAAGTTAGCTGAAAATTCTCCACGGTTGTATTGTACTAAGTTTCCGTTATTTCTCATTCTGTGGTATACACCAGCAGAAGTTCTTTTTAATTCTTGCTTAGAACCATTAGTCTTAACTGTTCCAGGCTTAGCCCAGATCATTCTCTTAACCTTTAATTCTAACATAGACTTACGCATCCAGAACTCAATAAACGGCTCCCACTTAACATCATTACGAGTTAATGGTAACTGATTACGTCTTTGTGGAGCATACACTAAGATATCTAATGGCTTACCAGAAGTATCTCTCATCATTTTATCATCAGCCCATTCCGTGATCTTGTGCTCATAACCATATGCAGAACCTAAAGATTCAAACATTGTGATTTGCTCACCTAATCTTGGAAGACCTAATAAGTCTTGATCAAATTCTCCAATAGCAGCATCAACTAATTCTAACTCAGTACCTACTGCTAAGAATGTAGTGTTTACGAAATCTACTGTTGGGTTGTCACTTACTAATGTAAATTTGTAAATGAATCCAGCGTTCCAAGGCTGAGGATCTTTAATTACATAGAAACGTGGTCCATACTGACGTGTTCCTACAGATATAATTGCATTCTTAGAGAATTCATTAGTATCTAAAATTAATTCAAATTCTTGACCATCGATACCTAATTTCCCAGTAGCTGCAATGATTGCTGCGGTGGAAGCTGGGATGTCAAGAATCTTTGGAAATTTGTAAGGAACTGCGATGTTCCATTTCCAAGCATCACTGTTCGTATCAATGAAGTACGGTGTGCTCTTGTTAATCATGTCTAAGAAATCATTGCTATACAATGATGATTGAGTGTACAGACTAATGATTTTTTTATCATAGTCCGCAGGCTCTGAAGAGTGAAAAGACTCTAAGTGGTTTGAATCTGTAAGTTTACCTACAGCACGTTTGTCCATAGACGCTACTCGTGCATAAGTAAAACCAGTTAAACCTGGGATTGTTTGAATTGCCATTTTTTTATTCGTTTTTGTTATTAATTACTATTTATATAAACCATGAATTAGGTTTAGATTTCTTACCTGATGACTTTAAAGCTTTGCTTTTAGTCACTTGTCTAGCTACTTGACCAAACAGTTGATTGGATTTTTTAGTAATCCCTGTTCTTTGTATTGTAGATAAGGTAGGATCTTTTTCTAATACCTTAAGTAAAAGTCCTAATTTAACTTTCATTTCATGATTCTCAGGTCTTTTTAAATCTAAGATAGCACGATCGAAGTCAGTGAGATTTTCTCCAGCAGGAGTTTTCCACTTGTCTACTAATAAATAGTCTTGTAGTTCGTTTGCCAAATTAGAATTTAGTGGAATCCCATCAAACTCTTTTTCTTTTAACTTGTCGTTAAGGATTGTTTGAACGTTCTGAACATACTGATTTCTAATTTCAGTTTTATGTTGTTGAATTTCTCCAGCTTCCCTATCTAATTGTTGAAGCTTTGCAGCTTCCTTTTTAACTAGCACCTTATGATGTCTAGCAGCTACGGATTCTAAATCACCGTAATTTTGTAATCTTTCTATTTCTTTACCTATGTCTTCTTTTTCAAAACCTTGATCAGTAAGAGCTTGACTCATTACTTGTTTTTGGTTAACTTCATTTGATAAATCCATTTCAGTAAATGCTACAACTTGGTTGTATGCTCCAAAGTATTCTTTTGGATCAGCTCCTTTTACAAAGATAGATTCAAAAGCATTTTGGTAATCTTCTCCAAATTGACCAATGAAATTTTGAACTAATTCAGATGCACCTTTTTTCTTTTCAGCATTAAACCTTTCTAAGAACTCTTCTGGAGTGTTGATTGAAACTTCTTCATCATCCTCATTCTTTGTAAAGACTCCTAACTCTAGCAAGTCACCTGCAAGAGCAGAAAATTGAGGTTCCTCTTTAGGTTCCTCATCTTCTTCTTCATCTTCATCAACAGGTGTATCTTTTACCTCTGTTTCTTCTTTAGGAGTAATCTCTTCCTCATCTTCATCATCCTCAGAAGCACTTAAGAAGTCAGCAACTAGAGATTCTCCAGTTTGCTTTTCTTCATCTGTTTTACCATCCACACTCTTAGGTGGAATAATATCCTTTCCTTTTTTCACTCCGCTGTTTTCTTCTTTTGGAGAATCAACTTCGTTTATTATAGGTTCAATATCATCAGGGTCACCTGAAGCTGTTTCTGGGGAAAGTAAGTCATTAAGTAATTGAGCGTCTCCTGCACCTGTGTCAAGAGTATTTTCAATACCGAAGTTACCTATGTTATCTAAATTATCAGACATATGTAGTTATATTTTATTACTATTTGGTTTCTATATGTAAAAATAGGAGAAGAGTATCTAATATCAAAACATTATTTGCACATTACTACAACTTTTTTAAATAATATAGCATTAATATTTTTACCTCTCCTAATTTAATTAGTTAGTTTTTCTTTTCTCTTCCTTTTGCATTCATTTTAGCAACTGCAAGATCATTTGCTTGATTGTCACGAGACAATTTAATTTTCTCTCTTTCAATTTGTAGTTTTTGTTGAGCTAAACTACTCTTTGAATTTATGTCAGCCATTTTAGTTTGGTAATCTTTATCAGCTTTATTTTGTTGCATTGTTAGATTTTCTATTTCTAATGCATCTGGGGTTCCATTATTATCTGCATCAGATGATGCTCCACCTTCTTTAGACATTGCATTTATCATAGCAATCTCTTTTTTGTTTACACGATCCAGTTCATTCTGATAATTCTCATTAGCTGTTTCTTGTTGAGCTAATTGTTCAGTCTGTTGCATTTGAGCTTGTGCAATTTTTCCAGCTTGTTCTTGTTGCTGTTGTTGCATTTGCATTTGCTGTTCTTGTTGTCCAACTTGTCTATCTCTAAGGTCTTTGAAAGTCTTTTTCATCTCTCTCATTGATTTAGTGCTGTACAATTCAATTACATCATATAATGTGCCACCGTTTTGTATAATAGCTTGAGACAGTTGTCTAAGTTCATTAAACATTTGAGTGTCTTCTGGTCTATTAGTTAAGAATACTTTTAAATCTCTAAGTTTTAACTCTGTTCCATTCACTTGTACAAATGCAGACTCACCTTCATTTGTTATATATGATAGTGTAGATTGAGGTTTAGTACTTTCTGTATATAAAGAAGCATCTATTATACCTTGATACAATTGACCTAATACATACTCGTGTGCAACGAATAGAGGCTCTGTCTGAGAGTAACTCTGCTGCATAGCAGTATTTGTACCTGTAGCTGTTTCTGATGCGGATACAGACCCCATACGCTGTCTAGACATACCTATAAGTTCCCAGCATTCAACTTTCATTTGTTGAGCTAAGTTATAACGAGATTGTATCTCTTGTGTACGTGTAAGATCTAAAGATGTAAATTGATTAAATGAACTAGGAGCTTTTAAATTCTCTGGACTGTCATCAATAAATACAACACCACGCTCACGAGCTTCCATTTCCCATATGTCAAGTGCATCTTGTGCATCTCCATCTTTAGGAACAGGTATATGTCGTAATGACATTAATTGAACCTTACCAACTTCTTTTTCCAGAAGCTTGTATAATTGATTCATACAGACATTATAAATAACTTGGAAGGGTTTCATTAGATCTACTAGAGATCGTGCCTCTGTGTTCTTTATTTCATAGGTAGTACCTATAATTGGACAGTAATCTAAAAGATCATAAGGTTTAACATGATAAATGTCTGGTCCAATTTTAATTCCTTGGTACCATTGATTGATCCATCCCCACTCTAAAGATTCTTCTGTAGGTATATCTCCTGATTTGTAACTTTCATCTACTAATACAGATTGCTCATTGTCCATTTCATCTATATAAATCAACTTACCTATTTTCTTTTTAGATACCCAATAGCTTCTTACGACAACATATTTATATCCAAATGAAGATACATTACTAGTTAACCCTAAGAAATCTTGCAACCCATCATTATTCTCTTTCATTTCTGATTCAATAATCATACGTGTCTGTAAAACTAAAGGATCATAAGTATCGTAGTTTATAGAATCTATACCAGGACTAACATCTGAGTTACCTAGATTAGATTCTCTTACATTTATAAGTCCGTAATCTTGCAACGAACTTCTTAAATGATCTATCTCATCTTTTTGTAAATCTGGAAATGCTTCTATTATTTCTGATATTTCCATAACTTCCACAGTACCAGCAGCATACGCTCCTTGATTTCTACCTGATGGATCTGATATATATTTTTTATCTGGTGTAGTTAAAAACCATGTGTTCTTTGGGTTACAAACTTCTACATTATATCCCACTTTTGAATTGTCCTCATATATATGATAGAACTCTCTTGCTGATATTAGTAAATCTCTAAATGCATCTTCACTTTTTTCTTTTAGATTAAAGTCTGCCTTTTGACAAGTAAGTGTATGATTAGCCCATTTTTCAGCTACTGATGTGTATGAATCAAGTTGTTCTTTAACTTGCTCAAACGTTATCTTTTCAAGATCTTCTGAACTTAATTCTTGTCCAGCAATAGCAGCCTTTGCAGATACTTGCTCTTTAACTTGCGCTATTACGTAAGCTTGTAACGTATCTGTTTTAAATTGTAATTCTTGTGCCTGACTATCATCATCAAAAGCTTTAACTCTAAATGAGTCTGGTCTTTTAGATATTTCTCCTACTAATTCATTTATAGGAGTTGTCAATATTGAATAATGCTTTACGTAAGAAGGAAGCTCTAAATCTTCTTGTAGCATGTCTGTAAAGCTTTTAACATCTGGTTGGTCTATCATGAAGTCTTCTCTTCTTAATATACCTTTCATTAAGTCATAGTTCTTTACAAAAGTCTCTCTATTTCTTGTATATTCAGCATATGCTTTATTTGAGAAATAATCCATTGTATTCTTTACCCAACTATCATCTTGCTTCTGCTTTGCGCTTTTAAACTGATCAGGAAAGATGTTTAGGTAAGCATACCTAATGTTTTCTTCTTTTGTATATCTTATAATTGCCATTATGAAAAAAGTTTGTTTTTCTTTCTATTAAAGAGTCCTCGTGACTCTGTGAATAGCTTGTTTTTTTTGTTCTTATTAAACATAGATGTTAATCTAACGTCTTCTTTGTCTCCCACCTTACCTAGGATGGGATCTAACTTCATAGCTAATGCAACTGCTAATTCAGCTGCAATAATTCTATCAAAGTTACCTGTCTCATTATACTGAATCATTTCTTCTAGTAATAATGGATCAAGTATTTTTGCCATACCTTTTGTTTCAGATACAACCTCATCATCTTCATTAGTTTCAGAATGAATTATTTCTTCTGAATACTTTTTAAGACATCCGTGTAAAAAGTCTCTAATCTTTTCTGATGATCTATGTATACCATAGTCACGTCTTACAGTAGTAGTAGGTACTATTTCTTTTAGCCAAGTAGGTTGTCTTTCAAGATATTGAGCATCACCTTTACTAATCATATGATCTATAAAAGATATCTCATCATTTTCACATAAGGCTCGTGCATTAAAATACTTAATCAAGTAACGAGCTTGGTTTTCCCATGTTTCTTTTTTATCAGGCCTTGCACAATAACTAGCTACAAACATATCTTGGTACTTATCACCAGATATAGCATGCATTCGTTTATATATGTATACCGATCCTAATGAGGAACTGTATGCTGATTTACCTTGTCTATATGGATCAATACCTGCAACATATAGGCCATATGGTGGATTTTCCATAGGAAATTCATATATAACTATAGGAGCATCTTTTAAATCAGTAGCTTTTAATGGAAAATTAGATATTGGCATATTGTCTGTAAACTCATGCTTCACACCTTCACCATCATCATATAGTATAACAGGCGTACCTGTTCTTTCATTTTCTAATAATCTATTCTTTTGACGCTTAGCTGAACTTATATCAAATATGTTTGTATCTTCATTTAAGAATATGTCATCTACCTCTTGAGGGTAGTACATTTTTTCTTTTAAGTAAGCTAATCTATCTCCAGCCTTTTTTAATCTTTCTAAGTTATCATTAGTAACCTTATCAGCCTTTTCCTTATTAGACACCATCATTGGTATCTTTTGCAAAGGTGATTTTTTTGGCTTGTTTAAAAACGCTCCAAGTGAACTATCTTCTTTAGCCTCCATTCTATATTCATGACCAATAAATAATCCATGAATACGCTTATCATCTTTTGAATTATTGTACGTAAGAAAATTAAAGTTTTCTACGTCAAACATTAAAGACTTTGCATCCATAAACTTCTTCATGTCTCCACCTGTCCCTGTCAATATGGGGCTACAACCCCAACCAAATGGTGTTGTAAATCCAGGTATGGCTGCTTGTAATCCTCTTAGAAAATTACCTTTACCTATCTCATCAATAATTAATCTTCTAGGCTTAGTACCTGCAATTGCTTCTTCGTTGTTACCATCATCTAAGTTACGTATAAGGATTTGTGAAAACGGTATTCTTTCACCACCTCTAGTTTTAATACCTAACGTTACTTGATTTTTCCAGTTGTCTTCTACTCTTTGCCATCTCCAGGCTTTAGGTAAGAAGTTTAAACCTTTGTCAATCTTATCTGTAATAAGTTTAATATCAGGAGCATTTAGTCCTGCAATAATGTTTTGTGAGTTCTCATCAAAAGTTGCACCTTGAGCAATGTAACTTGCTTCTATAACAGACTTAGCAAAACGTCTAATTCCTAGTATTACTAGTCCTTTCTTTTCTTTATGTGCTCTATCTATTTCATTAGTTACTAACCACTCATTGTCTCTTAATAAAGGATTAGCGTACTTTTGATTAATTCTACCATACTCATCTATAATATCAACTTCTGTATGCCAAGCATTTAAATGCCAATATAGGAATGGATTAATATATGTACCATCCATCATGCACCCATTCATACATAAGTCTTTATGAAACGCATAAAAAGATTTGTACTCCTCAGAATCCTTATCAGGAACTCTTTTTTGGTTAATCATCCAATCTTTATAGTCTATGCTTTGTAGTTTCATTCTTTTCTACTCTTTATAAACTCTTCAGCCATAGATCCCAACTCTTGTCCACCTCTAGTTTCTATTTTCTTCTTTGCTTCCTTTTCACGAAGTTTATCAACTTGTTCTAAAAGAGACAGATAGTTCTTCATTGTATCTTGTACAAATTTTCCTTGAGACTCTATACTTGCAACAACCATTGGTATTTGACCACCGTTAGAAGTTTCTTTGTATTTTACTCTATCATCAAGCTTATGTAATGGATTAGCATCAACGTACTCTTTCCAAGAGATTAATTGCTGCTCTGCCCAATCAAGCTCTGCATTAATATATGTAGTTTTTTTTGCCATCTTGTTCTTGATTCCATCCGTCTTCCCAGTATATAAAGACGTAATTATTATTAGTAGAGTTCGTCATGGTCTTCTAAACTTAAGTCCATTCCATCTTTTAATATTTTATCCATTTCCCAATCATCATCAGATAGCTCCACTGCATCTAGTTTAGCTTGGTAATTACGCAACAAAGAGTAAAATTTCTCATTGCTCAATGACCATATATTTTCTCCATCTAAAGCTGTGTCTATGTGTTTTCCAAGACTAATCTTAGGATGGTTTACAGTCAATTGGTTAATGATCTTTACAATTTCTTGCATATATGTATTAGTTGGTTTTCTCATTAGTCACTTAAATTAAGTCATTTATATCTTCATCTGAAAGTGGATTTAGCTTTTTATCAGGTTCTTCGTAAGGGTGTTCTGTAAATAAGTATTCTGGATCATCTTCATTATCTTCTGATTTACCATCGCTATCAATATAGTATTCAGGGCGAACTGTAACTTTAATGATGTCATTCTCTTTACCTTCTTGTTCCTCTCCTTCTATATCAATAAAATCTGCTCCATCTTCAAACAGTTGGCTCAGTACTTGGATCAGTGATGATACTGATACTTTATTAAGTCGTAGTTGTTTTTTCATAATCTTTATATTTATCTTCTTGTTCTGAAGTTAGTACAGCCTGCCACTTATTAATAGGGCACGAGCAAGATAAGCATTTTGTTTTTGCAGATAGTGTACATCCACAACTTACACAATGTGCATCTGGTCGTACTGTTTTGTGATTACTAGAATGATTATCACATCCATCACATATAGCTATTCTTTCAGCACTCACTTCTGCAATCTTATCTTTTAATTTTTCAGGGGGTAGAATCTTATTTCTCCATCCTTCATATATCTCAGATAGTTTCATCTTCTTTTATTTTTGGTTTTAATGAATTCAAAGTTAAGTTTATAGAACTTAATTTACTTTTTATAAAGTTAGATCTTTTTAACGAGATATCATCCTCTGTTAAGATCTTTTCGTAAGATTCTTTAACCTTTTCTAGACTTTTCACCTTTGTCTTAGCTTTTTTCTTATTAAACAAAAACTTACCATAACCAGATATCTCTACACTATTGTTATTCTTTAGTGCATCGTGAGCACTATTGAACTGGTGAGTTATTACTTGATTCAGAACTATCTCTGACACTATCAGCTTGGTTGACATCTTCTTTATAACTCGATCCTTTAAGGACAGTTTTTTTGACTTCTTCATTATGTACTAATCTAATTACTAGGTTTAAATTTTTTTTGAAGTCTATAACGATGATGGGGTTAACCTTTATCTTACCTAGATGCTTCACAAAGATTCCCACCTTCTTAAGCTTTGACACTATGTTGTTAATTGTAGCTGTAGTTGTATTGTACTTCTCACAAAACTGTGCTCTTGAGTTTGCATAGGATATAGTTCCCTTCACTGCTGTAAATGCTACTAGTTCAATCTCCCTCTTTGTTAGATTAAGGTTATTAATAGCAGATAGTATAGAATAATACTTTTGTGCTACTACATACTCATCCTCTAAACTCTTCTTTAGCTCTTGTATGACTGTATTTCTTTTTTCCATGATTTAGTTGTATATAATTACACATCATATAATCACAAATATACAATAAAAATCTATATATACAACATATGGTATATTTCAATGCTATATTATGTATCAGTAACTAATTATATACCTTTATTAGTTACATGTAAAAGAAGAAAGTATAATAACTAATAACCCACCCACCCACCAAAGGTAAAACATTTTTACCATGCCAACCAAATTTTCTAAAAACTTTTTTTCTAAAAAGCCCCACCCCATCGTGTGTATAAGGGAGTAGACCCCTACCAATTGAAGACCCCACACAAAATTTGACGGTTGGGGGTAGCCCCCAGTCTTCACAATAATCCATTAAAAAACAGAAAACAATGGCATTACAATTTAAAGATTACCAGTCAGAAACCCTTGTAAACTTAGGGACAGTAGCATCCAATGCAGGAAAAGGAGGCTCTTGGTCATTAATTGACAAGAACTTTCAAGATGAGAGCAAGCGAGTTGCTCTAATCATAAAGCGTGCAGATGGTGCAAGCACTGTCGTTGCTTGCTCCACAGCTGTGAGCAGAGGATTGCGTGACCAATCCATCAAGAAAGGAATGGTTCAATCCTTTCCCATTCTACAAACTTCTTGGGATACCAAGATTGATGGAGTCATCCAAATGGATGCCACCACAGGAAAGCCTAAGCAAACAACAGGCCACTTCGTGTCCTTACCAGGAGGAACTCAAGTGGAAGACTTTGCAATCACGGATGAAACCGCTGAGGAGTTTGTTGCACCAGTTATCAAGCTGGATGACCTGGTTGCCTTTTAGCAACCATTTCACACCCTTAAGGGGAGAGTTTATCGCTCTCTCCTTATATACTGGGTGGGAATACAGGGTTGGGCCTTTAAAAACCAAATAAAGTGTATGTTTTGTGTGTGTGATAACTTGTACGTGTTCACATAAGCCACATTTCAACACCTTTTGACAGCTGTAACATTCACTGTTGCATACTAAATAAATATAGCATTAACATGCTACACTTACACACACACCTAATAACTTTCTCTCTATGCTTATATTAAGTTAGGGAGCTCTAAAACATATTAATTACTAGTCAATAAAAGCAGTAGTGGTTACCTGCAGATAAACAACGGTAAGTTGAAGGTAGAATAGTTAGACTATTCATAAGCCCATGTGTATGTAGATGCATACAATAGACTCACAATTGTAACCTTGACTAGTATATTATGTTTAGTAACTTAACGCTGGAGAGCATTGTACTATTATATCATGGAATTTATATCACAGTCAGGAGTTGATGACAACTTCAAGTACACTACCACTTGGAAAGACAAAGATGGTAATACAGTAATTACAGAACATAACTTATTAGATTGGTAGTTATGTTCTTTGAAGATGCACAAGATGCTTGGGAGATGTTTAGAATATCTCCTGAGCTAACTTGCACTTGTGATGAGGTTCATACTTGTCAGCAGTGTTATGAAGAAGATAAACAGTTGTGTAAACACAAATACCAAGATGTAAGATACGGAACTTCGAGATGTGTAATATGTGGCGAAGAAGAACAAAGCTTTTAATAATGAATGAAAGGACTACACTAACAATCTTGGTTTCTAGATAACCTCAACGCTGCAGGAGAGCAGATGATAGTTCTTATACTTAGAGAAATGAGTCAAGCAATACCACTGACTATTCTGAAATAGTGTCAGCCAACAATGGATAAGCACTCTAAGTATATTATAATAAATAAGTTGAACCATTAATAAATACAAAATGAGAAAAATTAAACTAACACCCACGGAGTTTTACAGATTTAGAAAAGCAGCATTCATGTTTGGAGTGCTATTTATGTGCAACATTGCTAATACTATGTATACAGTAGAAGCAGAAGATGAAGCGCTAGAACAAATAGGCTACTAATTATGCAAGGAACCACACATGAGATTGAGTATGACAATGTTGTACTCAATGTCACTGGTTTTTATGCACCAGAGGAGAAAGAAATAACATATGATGCAGATATGGCTGGTTATCCAGGAGCACCTGCAGAGTTTGAATCACACATTATATCATGTGGAGGCCAAGATATTATTGGCATTCTACATTATGATACAATAGCAGAGATAGAAACATTAATCTTAAATAAATACTACGAGCATGATTAAAGAACATATAGTACTTGAAACAGGTTTGCATTGTCTAATTGATGACAAGGGACGTGTAGAAGTGTACACAGAGGAAGAGTATAACACAATATCAATTCTGAATCCATGGTGGAAGAGAATGAAATCTAAATACTTTAGCTATGAGTAAGGAAAAGGATAAGTGGGAATACCAAGGACGCTCAAAAGAGCAGTACAAGCGTAACATGAAAGGATGTTTACCAGTAATCATTTTTTTAATGGCTCTTATGTGGGTTATGATAATTTGTAATGTCTTAGGGTCATGACAATTAGAGAAGCACACGTAGCATTAATTATTAAGGCCATGAACAAGTGTTGTGGACATAGAGCTCATGCAGCTGAAAAGCTAGGCATAACAGAGAGAACTCTGTATAGATACATAAAAGACTTTAACATTACAAAGGTTGAGGGATTGTATGAAACAAGTATTAATAAACAAGAGATTAAACAAAGAAGAAAGAGGATTACTAAATTATAAACAATGGAAAGATATAGAACAATAGACGGTTGGAGATTTGAATGGAATGAAGACAATGAATTCTACGAATGTAGAGGTGATGTATATCATGATGATGAGCATGATGAAATACCTGAGCCAGAGTTGTGGGATGCAGCTTTGAAATTAGAACAAGAACTTAAAGACGATGGTTATGTTGCAACAGCAGAACACTCTGAGAAAGGTTGGGTAGAAGTACAAATATTATAAATTTAATTAACACTAAGTGTTATCAAAAAAAACATATGAAACTATACGATGTACCTAGAAATAGCAGAATTAAAGTAATAGTTGAGGATAAAGTACCACCAGGTGCTCCTCAAATTACAGAAGGAGAAGAACTTAACTTTAGATCTGTAGATGGAATGTACAGCTACTGCACCAGAGATGATGGTGAAGTGGTACATTTAGC